AGGTGGCCCATCATGGGGAGGGTCTGCCGGTAGTGGTGGTACTTATGGACATGATGGTGGTAGCGGAGGAAATAACGCAGGCGGAGGTGGTGGTGCCGCGACTGCAGGGTCGAGTGGACAAAAAGGATTAGGGTCGTCTAATAGTTATAGAACAGGATCAGGTATAACCTATGCTGAAGGAGGAAGTCCAGAGGAACATCCTTATATAGATGCTGGTGATAATACTGGTACTGGAGGTAGTGGTGGCCATTCAGACTATACTGGTGTATCAGGAAATGGTGGTTCAGGAATAGTTGTAATTAGGTATCTAGTATAAAGGATAAAATATGGCAGAGTTTTCACAAATAAATGAAGAGGGAATTGTCCAACAAGTAATTATTGCAGAACAAGAATTTATTGATTCTGGTGCAATGGGGGATAGTTCTAATTGGGTGCAAGGAATTGGAGGTATTGGAAGCACATCTGGAGGATTTCCCGCTGGAACAAAAATGCTTTTTCATCAGACCGCTTCTCCAACTGGATGGACAAAATTAACACAAACGGGTTCAACTCCCGTAAGTTTTGATGACTGTGGCCTAAGAATGGTAACAGGAACAATAACTGATGGAGTTGCCGGTTCAGTAGCATTTGATACTGCGTTTGCTTCACAAACCATTCCGTCACATACTCTAACATCGGCAGAGATACCGGCTCACGTTCACGGTCAAATGGGTACCTCTGATGGCGCACAGGGTCAAAGTGGTGGTGGTTTTACTAATAGAGCGGCCGCGAATGGAGCTGATACAGGATCGACAGGTGGTGGAGGATCTCACGGACATGGAAGTATTGATATGAATGTTAAATATATAGATATGATTGTAGCTTCTAAAGATTAAAAAAATTAAAGCTGGTGATTGAATGGCAGATTATTGTCCACTTATTAAAAAGAAATGCAAAGAGCATGGATGCAAATTTTTCATGCAAGTTTTAGGAAAGAATCCGCAAACTGGACAAGATGTGAGTCAATGGGATTGTGCAATTACTTGGTTGCCAATGTTACTAATTGAGGGATCACAACAAACAAGACAGGCGGGTGCAGCAATTGAAAGTTTTAGAAATGAAGTGGTAAAAACACAAATTTCAATTGATAATACTGTTGACAATTTAATAGCATCGAAAGAATAAAAGGAATAACTCATGACAGCAAATGTAGCATTAACTGATACTTTCGACCAATGGAGGGTTAAAGATAATGAACTTATTATAATGACCCAACCCCAAGGGATGAATAATTTCATTAAGGTATTAGACACAGGAAACTCCACATCAAACACTACAGGGTCTATTCTAACTGCTGGTGGACTAGGAATAGCAAAATCTGTTACAATAGGCGAAAACTTAACAGTACACGGAAACACTGTTATAGATGGAGACACTACTATTAGTGGTAATCTAACATTTGGGGACGCTACTACCGACCAAGTAGTATTTTCTGCGGATATTAATTCAGATATAATACCTAATGCAAATGTAATATTTAATCTCGGTAATACGTCAATGTTTTGGGCCAATACTTGGACGGGACATTTAGGGGCTAAACAAAAATCTGATTCAGGCAAACCGGCTATTACTGTTACGGCATTAGATACCGATGTGGTGGCAGTAGATATTGATGCAACCACTATTACAGCAAATGTATTAGATATTACTGCTGATTCAGTTACTTCTGCCACTGGTATAAAACTTTCGATGGCGGGTCTAACCACTGGAACTATGGTCGATTTAGTTAGTGCAAGCGCTATCACTGGTGTAGGACTTAATGTGGCTTTAGATTCCTTAACTACCGGTAAGGCCGTTAATATTTCGGCTGATGGACTCACAACAGGTTCAGCATTATATGTTGATTCTAATTCTTCTGATACAAGCGCACGTAATTTAGTAAGCATAATTCAGGATAATTCTTCCGCTACGGGTTCAATAGCTCTATATGTGCAACAAGACGGTGTTGCTCCTGTTGGTAAGTTTTCGGGTACTACTGCACTTGTTACGCCAGTAGGAACCACAAATAATAGGGGAACCGCGACACAGGGGGGTATTAGATTTAACTCTGAGCATGCAAATTTTGAAGGGTATAGTGGTGCTAGTTGGCTGAGTCTTGGGGGCATCATTGACGTAGATAGAGATACTAAAATTACAGCAGAAACAAGCGAAGGTGCAGATAATGACGATTTAGATTTTTATACTGCTGGCACTCAACGAATGAAAATAGACCAGGCCGGAGTAGTTACCGTTGGTGTAGACGATACTGGATATGATGTTAAGTTCTTTGGTGCCACTACTGGTAAATATATGTTGTGGGATGAAGACCAAGATAAACTAGTAGTTTCCGGTGACGCTACAATTTCTGGGGATTTAACTATTAACGGTACTACCTCAACCATAAACAGTACTACTTTAACAGTAGACGATAAGAACATAGAAATGGGTTCTGTTGCTAGTCCTTCAGATACTACTGCTGATGGTGGTGGTCTTACATTAAAAGGTGCCACAGATAAAACTATTTTATGGACAAATTCATTAGATTCATGGGTATTTAATCAAGGAATAACAGTTGGTGTAGACGATACTGGATATGATGTTAAATTGTTTGGTGCCACTTCCGGTAAATATACTCTTTGGGATGAAAGTGCAGACACATTATATGTTTCTGGTACATGTTCTGTAACTACCCTGGTTGAAACTTCTACAAGAACAGTTAAAACTAATATTGTTGATATGGGTAATATGTTGCCAGCGGTTATGCAAATGAGGGGGGTGAAATTTGACTATAAAGACGAAACGATGGGAAAAGGTAATTATGGCCTAATTGCTGAAGAAGTAGAAGAAATTTTACCCACACTGGTGTCACATAACGAAAATGGTGATGCTCAAGGTATTCAATATACAAAATTGACTGCTGTTCTTGTAGAGGCAATTAAAGAGCAACAGAGTCAAATAAATGAACTAAAATCTATGATATTAAATTAAGAATAAGTAATGTCTAAAGCCAGTAACAGACCAGTTAGATTACATATATCACAATGGAGTTACAAAATGGAAAACAGATATGATAGATCCGATCAAAACGAAATATCCAAAAGGATAAAATAATTCTATTTTTCTTATTATATAAATAGTATAGAAATATAAATACTTAATATAAGGAGAAATGGAAAGTGGCTTTAACCCTCCAAAAACAAACTGTTAATCTTGTGCTGGACCAAGGTTGCACATTTGAAAAAGTAATTACCGCACAAAACTCTGCCAGTCAGAATGTCGATATCTCTACTGGCACCTGTGCCGCTAAGATGCGTCAATCTTACTACTCATCAAATAATATTACTGTTTTAACAACTGATGTTGCTGGATCAAATGTAACACTTTCATTAACTGCAACTCAAACTGCAAACGTTGCTGCTGGTCAGCATGTATATGATATAATCTATACTCAAAGTGATGGAACAACTATTGAGCGTGTAGTAGGGGGAATTATAACAGTATCTCCGGAAGCAACAAAATGACACAACCTACGACTAGATCAACCTTTAAGGATTATTGTAAACGGAAACTTGGATGGCCTGTAGTAGAATTAAATTTAGCAGACGATCAAATGGAAGATTGTATTGATGATGCTTTACAATTTTTTCAAGAGTATCATTTTGATGCTACAGAGAACACCTATCTAAAACACCAAATAACTTCATCTACTATTAAATTAGATTCTGCTCCAACGGGCACATTTTCTAGTGGCGAGTATTTTACTGGAGGAACTAGCGGAGTTCAGGCTCAAGTATATGAATATCATTCTGCTAATACCACATTACGATTTAAACATCCTAAAGTTAAATCTGGAGGTGACGGTAACACATATTATGCAAATACTACTACTACATTTTCTACGGGAGAAATCCTTACAGGAAACACCTCCGGCACAACAGCCACCGCACACACCACAACAGCTACTACCATAGGTGATTTCGATAATAGATATATTACTATTGCAGACGCAATTATTGGAATAAGGCGTATAGTTTCTTTTTCAGATAATACCAAATCCTCATCTATGTTTTCTGTCAAATACCAGTTTGCATTAAACGAAATGCAAAACTTTGGAGGTGATTTAGCTTCATATGAAATAAAACAAGAATATTTACAATTAATTAATGAAATGTTTACTGGTGCCCCTATGTTTAGGTATAATAGACATGCGGATAAATTATTTTTAGATATTACGTGGGGAGCAGACGCAGATATAGATGATTGGGTAATTGTAGAATGTGATAAAATATTAGACCCTGATACTTATTCTGATATTTGGGGTGATATGTTTCTCAAAAAATATGCTACAGTTTTAATTAAAAAGCAATGGGGACAAAATTTAATAAAAATGGAAGGTTTACAATTACCCGGAGGAGTAACATTAAATGGTCGGCAATTATATGATGATGCTATAACAGAAATTGACAAAATAGAAGAAGAAATGCAGCTCAAGTATGAACTACCAGTAGATCATTTAATAGGATAACATATGGCCACTAATCCTTATTTTAATCATTATGGTAAAAACACATCGGAACAGCGGTTAATAGAAAATCTGATGATAGAGTCTATTCAGACTTATGGAATAGATGTGCAATATTGTCCTAGAACTATTGTTAATGAAGATTTATTATTAGGTGAAGATACTATATCGGCATATAATAGCGCACACACTATTGAAATGTATATAAAATCGGTAGACGGTTTCGAAGGAGATGGTGATTTTGTTTCTAAATTTGGGTTACAAATAAAAGACCAAATTACATTTACGGTAGCTAGACGGAGATGGGCAGAACTAGGGCTTGTCACAGATGGTAGAGATACCGCACCGAAAGAGGGAGATTTAATTTATTTTCCTATGACTGAAGCAGTGTTTCAAGTGTTATTTGTGGAAGACGAATCGGTTTTTTATCAAACTGGCGGATTACAAGTTTTTGATTTGCTCTGTGAAATGTATACCTATTCAGATGAAAAACTCAATACCGGTGTTGATGCGATAGATAAAATAGAAAGACTACAATCATATTCTATTGACTTCACCATGAATACAGGTAATGGAAATTATACTGTAGAGGAAATAGTATATCAAGGAACATCATTAGCCACCGCAACTGTTCAGGGGGAGGTTGCTAATTGGAATGCCACAACTAAAATATTAAATCTTATTAATATGACAGGTAATTTTTCTGGTACATCCAATATTATAGGAGATAGTTCTGGTGCCGATTATTCTATAGATTCATTTGATGCGCAAGTATCTACATCCTCATCTTATGGAGATAATGTGGAAATAGAATCTACTGCTGACGCTATAATAGATTTCACTGAGGGTAACCCGTTTGGAGCTTTATAAATGTTAGGTACAACTTATTACCACCAAACTTTGAGAAAATATGTTGCAGTTTTTGGTACCTTATTTAATGATATTAATATCCAACGCAAAAATTCCGGCGGAGAGGTAGTAGAACAAATTAAAGTCCCGATAGTATATGAAGCTAAAGATAAAATGCGTTTACGTGTGCGAAGGGGATCAAAATCAGACCAAAGTATTTCTACCACTTTACCGAGAATGGGGTTTGATTTAAATGGTATCACATATGATTCTGTTAGAAAACTGAATACTATGGGACAAATATATGCAGCAAATACTGCCACTTCTTCTACTACATTATTAAAACAATATAATCCGGTTCCCTATAACTTTGATTTCACTCTATCTGTAATGGTGGATAATGCAGAAGATGGTGCACAAATTTTCGAACAAATAGTACCATTTTTTACACCCGAATTTAGTGTAAGTGTGTTATTAATCCCGTCAATGAATATAACTACTGATATTTCTATAATATTAAATGATGTGTCGATAGAAGATTCCTATGAGGGTGATTTCACTATGAGGCGTGAAATTATTTGGACTATGAATTTTATGTTAAAGGGTTATATTTATCCTGATGTGAAATCTGGTTCCGTTGTGAAGAAAATATTAGTACACTTGAGGACTCCAGCAGAAAAAGAAATAGAACCTCCAGAATACATTATACTCGAAGATAGCACAAACTTTAGTCAAAATCATTTACTGTTGGATGCTGATGCTGGTTCTCCTGATGCTACTGGTGTTATGAAAATTTTAAGTGAAAATAGCAGTACCGCTTCTATGGCAGGTATTAAAACAAGAATTACTACTATTCCTGGTGCTACTGATGTTGTTGCGAGTGATGATTTTGGATATTCTCAGACATTTGAGCATTTTGATGATACAATAGATAATAATCCTATTACAGGATTAGATGTTAATTTATAATGATGGAAAAATATAATGACAAACGACACAGACGGAAGAATTGATGAAATCCTTGAGATAACTAGTTTGGTTCCCACCACTGAATTGAGACCCGTACCTACCCCTAGAGTAATTCCTCAATCTACAAGTAAAGATGATGAAACTGATTATGAGTATGCGAGAGAAAATTACTACAACCTCATTGAGAGAAATCAAGATGCCGTAGAAGAAATGTTAGAAATTGCTAAGCAATCTGAACATCCACGTGCTTTTGAAGTTGTTGGTCAATTAATCAAATCAGGCCTTGATGCCAATAAAGAATTGATGAGTTTACATAAAACAAAAAAAGAATTATCAGTAGAGAAAAATGGGGCCACAACATTAGTAAATAACGCAGTATTCGTGGGTTCAACTGCTGAATTACAAAAATTATTAAAAAGTGAACGGAAATAATGGCCAGTGAAATATATCTCGGTAATCCTAATCTCAAAAATGTAGGACAAACAATAGAATGGACGGAGGAATCTTTACAAGAATATATGAAATGTAAAGAGAGTCCGGAATATTTTATTAAAAATTACGTACAAATAGTACATGTGGATAAGGGTTTGGTGCCTTTTGATTTGTATCCGTTTCAGGAAGAAATGATACGAACGTTTCACGATAAAAGATTTGTAATTTGTAAAATGCCCAGACAGACTGGCAAATCGACCACTATCATCAGTTTTCTGCTTCACTACATCCTTTTCAACGATAGCGTGAGTATTGCTATACTGGCCAATAAAGGTTCCACAGCAAGAGAACTACTTTCCAGATTACAACTCGCATACGAACATTTACCTAAATGGTTACAGCAAGGTGTCGTGATCTGGAACAAGGGTAACATAGAACTTGAGAACGGATCCAAAGCTATAGCAGCGGCAACTTCGTCTTCTGCTGTTCGTGGTTCAAGTATGAATATTATTTTTCTTGATGAATTTGCGCACGTACCACAGAATATTGCCGAATCTTTTTTTACTTCAGTTTATCCCACGATTTCCTCTGGTGAGACCACAAAGGTCTTTATTGTTTCTACTCCACTGGGACTAAATCTGTTTTATAAAATGTGGATAGAAGCAGAAGAAGGTAGAAGTGATTATACACCAATAGAAGTTCATTGGACAGATGTTCCTGGTAGAGATGAAAAATGGAAAAAAGAGACTATACGGAACACAAGCGAAATTCAGTTCTCACAGGAATTTGAAACGGAATTCATAGGTTCCACTTATACTTTAATATCACCGTCCAAACTTAGAACATTAGTATTCAAAAATCCCATACACAATAATAATAATTTAGCTGTCTATGAGGAACCTGTTAAAAATCACATATACGCTTTAGTGGCAGATACTGCACAAGGGAAAGGTGCAGATTATTCTGCCTTCTCTGTGTTTGATGTTACTGAAATACCCTACAAACAAGTGGCCGTATTCAGAGATAATACTATTTCCCCCATGCTTTATCCTAATGTGATTTATAATGTAGGAAACAAATATAACACTGCCCATGTGTTAATAGAAGTTAATGATATTGGTTCACAAGTGGCAGATACATTGCATTTTGATTTAGAGTATGAAAACATAATGATTATTACAATGAGAGGAAGAGCAGGACAACAGATTGGTGGCGGGTTTGCGAAAAACGTGCAACTTGGTCTAAGAACTAGTAAACAGGTTAAACGTATTGGGTGTGCCGCATTAAAGGATTTAATAGAACAAGAACAGCTTATTATATTTGATTTTGAAACTATTAAAGAACTTACTACTTTTGCTTTACGAAATAACACATATCAAGCAGAAGAGGGCGCGCATGATGATATTGCCATGACATTAGTAATATTTTCTTGGCTGGTTCAACAGAGATATTTTAAAGAACTAACAAATATGGATATAAGAAAAAAAATGTGGGAAGACCAAATGGAAACACTAGAACAAGATATGCTGCCGTTTGGTGTAATAGATGATGGACTAGAAGAAGAAACTTTTGTGGATGACCAGGGCCAACAATGGAATGTAGTAGATGATTCTAAGAGATTATATTACTAAATGGATCTATATCAGCAAAATTAACTTCTGTTGGAGGATTGTTAATTTCTGAAATCAATTCTTCAATTTTATTAACTAAATCCGGCCGTTCTTTTTTTAATCTATTTAAAAAACTGATAGAACCTGATGCTAATTGTTCCGGTCTAATTGTCAATCGTTTACTTATTCTTCTTTTGTCTGATAGTTCAAGGTGTTCCGGATTTACGCACGAGGGATTAAAACATGTTTGAGTAACAACTTCGTGTTCGGCAACTTGCCCCCGAAACATCATAAAGGCACATCTACTTGCTGGAATTGTTTTACCTAAAACTGAAAACATGCCATGTCCTGTCTGGTTTTTAGAAGCTAACCAAATGTGACACTTAGTATGATTTTCAGAACGATCTATTTTTTTAATGAAGCGTTCTCTTGTTTTAGTGGCATCTATTATTTTATCTTTGGACATGTGACCTCTTTTTATATATTTATGATAACACTAATTATTTATAGTTTTAGAGAACTGTAAAAATATAAATAGATGTAATATGGTAGAAAAAACCATAATTTAATTAAACTAAAATCTTTCAACACAAATAATATAGGAGAGATGAGATGCCTTTTACAATTAGTCCAGGCGTTATTACTAAAGAAATAGATTTAACTACTGTTGTACCTGAAGTATCTATGACAGAAGGTGGTATAGCCGGACCTTTTAGGTGGGGACCAGCTTATGATAGAACTATTGTTTCGAGTGAAGCGGAGTTATCAAATATCTTTGGGAAGCCTGACACAGCTACATATAAAACGTTTTTCACAGCAGCAAGCTATCTGGCTTACTCAGGAAATCTTAAAGTAGTCCGCACACCCAACACAGCAGATGCCAAAAATGCCACAATGGATTCTGCCAATGTAGTATATATTGCCAATGACGAAGATTATGAAAATACTTATGATCCAAATATGGGAGGAAGTCAAAGTAGTGATTTCGGTCCTTTCATAGCAAAATATCCAGGAGATCTAGGAAATAGTCTTAGAGTTTCTATGTGTGGTGCAGCTAAAGCAAACACAAATTCAGATGGGACCCTTAACAGTAATACCGACATTTTATTAAACGGAACTTCTGCATGGGAACAATCTACCGGAATACTTTCCGGCACATCTTCAGTATATCAAACTGAATTGAGCGTTGGGGATGTAATTTTTCTAGGTTCACAATATTTGGTTATTCTTTCTGTTACCAGTAATACTGTTGCTGCGGCAGGGAGCACTTCGGTTTCTGATATTGGAGCAAGCACAGCTGTACGTAAAATGAGGTCTGGATTTTCTGAACCGGCCACTCAAATGATAGGCACTATAACTGTTACTGCTAATGGAACAACTATGTCAGGAACAAGTACACAATTTTCCACACAAGTTAATGTAGGGGATTTAATTACATTATCCGGTAGTGGAGAAGAGAGAAAAGTAGTAACTGTTGCAAATAATACATCCTTGATCGTTACGGAGCCGTTTGTGACATCTCAATCAGCAAATACATGGTCACGACGATGGGAATATTCTGATTCTTTTGATGATGCGCCTACAACCACAGCACATGTAGCACGCAATAATGGTTCTCAGGACGAAGTCCATGTAGTGATTGTGGACGAAGATGGAGATTTTGCTGGAGCAAATAATACAGTATTAGAAACATATGCCGGTGGATCAGTTTCTTCGGGAGCTAAAGGAGAAGACGGACAAAGTATTTACTACAAAGACCTCGTAAATAGAGGTTCATCATACGTTCGTTGGATGGATCATCACAGTGATGGAGATGCTGATGCGGCATTAGGGACCACAGCTTGGGGTGGAATATCTACCGGTAACTTTAATGCCAAAGGTATTATAGTTACAGGAAGTTTAACTGGTGGAAGTGCCGGTTCTGCTTCTACTGATGGTAATATACAAACAGGATTAGATGAATTTAAAAATACAGAAGAAGTAGATGTGACGTTGTTGATGACAGCGGACGCCAGCGCAGCAACTGCGATTTATGCAATCAATAATATTGCCGAATATCGTAAAGATTGTGTGGCATTTATTTCTCCAACACAAGCAAATGTTGTTAATAATGCAGGTAATGAAATACAAGACATTAAATCTTTCAGAGATTCTATGCCAAGTTCTTCTTATGCAGTATTAGATTCGGGTTGGAAATATATGTATGATAAATATAATGATGTTTATAGATATATTCCGTTGAATGGTGATATAGCCGGATGTTGTGCTTTTACAGATGAAACTAGAGACCCTTTTTGGTCACCAGCAGGATCAGTAAGAGGAAACATCAGAAATGCTATTAAGTTACCTTTTAATCCAAATAAAACCCAGAGAGATGCACTCTATAAAAAAGGTATTAACCCTGTAGTGGGTATGCCGGGACAAGGCATTCTTCTTTTTGGTGATAAGACATTGTTGGCTAAACCTAGTGCATTTGATCGCATTAATGTTCGTAGATTATTCATTCTTTTAGAAAAATCTATTGCTAATATGTCTAAATCATTCTTGTTTGAATTCAATGATGCATTTACTCGTTCGAGATTTGTCTCAACTGTAGAGCCTTTTTTGAGAGATGTTCAAGGGAGAGGTGGAATACAAGATTTTGCTGTTGTATGTGACGAAAGTAACAATACAGGTGAGGTCGTAGATAGAAATGAATTTCGTGGGGATATTTATGTTAAACCCGCACGGTCAATTAACTTTATTCAATTACAGTTTGTAGCAGTACGTTCTGGAGTAGAATTTAGTGAAATTACTGGCGGATAATACAAATACATAAGAAAAATAGTCATATAAATATAATAAATAGGGAATAGACGGTGACTTGAAATACTCGTTCCCTATTTATTTCAACACAGTCATCGGAGAAAAACAAAATGGCATTTGATATAAACACATTCACGTCAAATTTAGTTGGCGGTGGAGCATTATCGTCTTTATTTGAAGTGACAATAACAGGTAAAGGTCTTAAAGGTTCAGAGGATAAATTTCAATATTTATGTAAAGCAGCATCTCTTCCATCATCAACAATCACTACTTCTAGTGTTACTTATATGGGTCGACCTATTACCATACCCGGCAATAGAGACGCACAACAATGGACTAATACCATTTATAATGATGAGGACATGTCGGTCCGTAATTATTTAGAAAGTTGGATGGAAACCCTGAACTCACATTCTGGCAATGTCAGGGGCAGTAGTATGTCTAAAATAAATTCATATACTGGGACTCTAACTGTCTCACAATTAGCTAAAGAAGGCGGAGGCGTATTGAAAGTATATAAGTTTCAGAATGCATGGCCATCTTCTGTAGCAGAAGTTACATTAGATTGGGAAACAAATGAAATACAAACATTTGATGTGACCTGGGAATTTTCACACTGGACTTCTGATAGTTCAGGTATAGTATAATTAATGGAATATATATATGGCGATTAAATTATTTGGCTTCACTATAGGTAGAAAAGACGAAGAACTTAAAAAATCTTTTACTCTACCTGAAGTTGAAGACGGGGCATTAGAGGCAGGGCCTTCGGGGGGCGCTTATGGCACATACGTAGACCTAGAAGGTGCCACTAAAAATGAACAAGAAATGATATTAAAATATCGTGATATGGCAACGTTCCCTGAATGTGATCAAGCAATAGATGATGTTGTGAATGAAACAATTGTTGCTAACAGGGAAATGACTCCTGTTAGTATAAGTTTAGAAAAATCACTACTTTCAGATAGTATTAAAGATGATATTAAAAAAGAATTTAGTGAAATAATGCGATTGTTGGATTTTAGGAAAACAGGTTATGATTTATTTAGAAAATGGTATGTTGACGGAAGATTATATTTTCATATTATTATTGATATAAAAAATACTAAACGCGGAATATTAGAATTACGATTTATTGATCCATTAAAAATCAAAAAAGTAAGGCAACCCAAAATAATAGAAGGTTACTCTGGTCAAGAAATAGATACAACTAATTTTCAAGAATATTATATATTTAATGATAGAGGAATTTCGGACCAGGCAGGCGGTGAATCAATACAAATATCTAATGATTCTATTGCTTATGTGCATTCTGGTATATTAACACCTGATAGGAAAATGGTATTGGGCCATTTACACAAAGCAATTAAACCTCTCAACCAACTTCGAATGATAGAAGATGCGGTAGTAATATACCGTATTTCGAGAGCACCTGAACGTAGAATTTTTTATATTGATGTAGGTAATTTACCTAAAGTGAAAGCGGAACAGTATCTACGGGATATCATGAACAAATATAAGAATAAATTAGTTTATGATTCTCAAACCGGTGAAGTTAAAGACGACCGAAAACATATGAGTATGTTAGAAGATTACTGGCTTCCGAGACGAGAAGGTGGCAGAGGTACTGAAATATCTACTTTACCGGGCGGCGAAAATTTAGGCGAGTTAGATGATGTGGAATATTTCAAATCTAAATTATATAAAGCATTAAATGTTCCACCATCAAGATTAGAGCAAGATTCAGGTTTTATATTAGGTAGAGCAGAAGAAATTTCAAGAGATGAAGTGAAATTTACCAGATTTGTTGAACGGTTGCGAGCAAGATTTAATTTATTATTTGATGATGTTTTAGAAAAACAACTATTACTTAAGGGTATCATTTCTCGTCAGGACTGGACTAGCATAAAACATAATATTGTTTATGAATGGCAAACTGATTCACATTTTGCTGAATTAAAAAATGCACAAATGATGAAAGAACGTCTCGGTATTTTAGTTAATGATATGGGGTATAGAGATGAAGTTGTAGGTAAATATTTTTCTATGGAATATGTTAATAAAAATATCCTCAAATTAACACAAGAGGAAATCGATGATATACAAAAACAAATAGAAAAAGAAAAAGGTGGAGAGGGTACAGAGGGTGAAGAAGAAAATCAATGGGATGAATACGATCCTACTGATGGTAAACTCGATTTAAAAGTCATTAGTGGTTAAAAAGTTTATAAATAGTATAAATATAATAAAACAGGAGTAACTATGTCGGAAACATCTACAATTGATAATATCGTGTCAATGTCAATTAATGGGGATGCAGCAGAGGTTAAATCAGCAATTACTGATGCACTTCAACAAAAAATTATGATTGCTTTAGAGAACAAAAAACAAGATGTTGCTAGTTCGTTCTTAACTAAAAAAGAAGACGAGGAAGTAGAAAATGGCTGATGCAGTAACAAGTCAAAAATTAATAGATACTGAACGAAGAGTAATTTACAAATTTACAAATATTTCAGATGGTACGGGCGAATCTAACGTTAAGAAAATTGATGCGTCTCAACTTAGTTGGGCAAAACACACAATTACTTTGTCTGCTGCATCAACAGAAAAATTTAAAATAGGTGAAGTATTAACAACAGGAGGAGCCGAAACATTTGTTGTTACTGGATTTACAGCGGGTGCCTCTATTGTTGAAGTTGTTGGATGGGATAGTTCAAATAAAAAAGCAACATCAATTGATACTGGTATGTCTAATGGAGATGCGATTGTTGGGGGTGTGTCGGGTTCACATACAGAAACCGTAGCAAACAGTGGAAGTTTTACGGAATTAGATCACGAACTTTTAATTACCAAAATTCAATGGATATGTAATGGAATGTCTGTAATTGTTGAGTGGGACGGATCTTCTACTGAATCTGTTGTAGCTCAATTGTCTGGTAATGGGATCCTCAATATGCCTGGAACAGAATGGCCGGGGATACCAAACAATGCAACTGGTGATACAGCTGGAGTTTTGGGTGATATCCAATTCACAACAATAGGACACACATCAGGTGATTCTTATACAATTATAGTGGAATGTAAGAAACAAGCACCAGGATATGATATGCCTGCTTACGAAGAAAATACTACTTTAGGTTTCCCGGTTGATTTCATACTAGGTAACTACCCATAATAGGAGAAAAATGAAACTCATTTGCGAACAATTAGAAGATGTAGAATTTATATGTGAGGAAACCAAAACAGGTAAAAATTATTTCATTGAAGGCGTATTCATGCAAGCTAATGTGAAAAACCGTAACGGTAGATTATATCCTAAAGACCTTCTGAAAAGAGAAATTACACGGTATGAACAAAATTACATTAAACAGTCAAGGGCGTTTGGTGAATTAGGTCACCCAGAAGGCCCTACCGTAAATTTAGAACGTGTTTCTCACATGATCCAAAAAATTACAGAGGATGATGATAATTTTATTGGTAGAGCAAAAATTATGGATACTCCATACGGAAAAATAGTAAAAAACTTAATTGATGAGGGTGCTCGTTTGGGTGTATCATCAAGAGGTATGGGATCATTGAAACCTATTGGACGCAATGTTCAACAGGTACAAGATGATTTTTATCTCGCTACTGCTGCAGATATTGTGGCCGACCCTTCTGCTCCTGCTGCCTTCGTTAATGGTATTATGGAAGGAAAAGAATGGTCTTGGAACAACGGAATTCTCGATGAGCAAGAAATTGCTAGAATCGAAAAAACTATCAAAACTACTAACAGAAAATCTTTAGAAAAAGCTAAAATTAAGGCTTTTGAAGATTTAATGTCTAAGTTTTGATTTTACTAAATATAATAACAACTAGACACAATTTAATTAATACAGGAGATTTAAATGTCTGAAGAAATTTTGACCAAAGAGTCTGAGGAAATAACAGAAGAAGAGCTGGCTGAAAAGCGGAGAACTGCTACTGAACAGGATTCTTCAGATGAAGAAGAGGATGAAGAAGAAGTAGAAGAAAGTAAATCTACTAAAGCATCAGTTAAAAAAGAAGATGAGGATGATGCTGAGGATGACACCGAAGATGATACTGAGGATGATGAAATTGAGGAGGAAGTAAAACTTATCATTCCTAAAACTAAAAATGGAATGTTAAAGGCTGTTTACGAAAAACTTAATGGTCTTAAAAAGGGTGAACTAGCTTCTCAGTATGAAACAATCCTAAAAGCCACAGAAATTATTGCTGAAGAGGATGAGGAAGAAGAGGATGAGGAAGAAAAAACTGAATCTAAACGCACTAAAGCCGCAATTAAAGTGGAAGACATTACAATTGATGTTAAAGACGATATTGATGCTTTGGTTCAAGGTGAAGATGATCTAACAGAAGAATTCAAGAAAAAGGCTTCTACCATTTTCGAAGCTGCTGTTCAGGCAAAAGTTGTTGAAGAAGTCAACAAGAAAATGGACGAACTTGAAACTCAACTCCAAACAGAACAAAACACTCAAAGTGATGAATTCCGATCAGAACTTTCAGATAAAGTTGATGGTTATCTTACTTATGTTGTAGAAGAATGGATGAAAGAAAATGAATTGGCAATCGAAAAAGGAATTCGTGCCGAATTGGTTGAAGATTTTATGTCCGGACTCAAAACACTCTTCACGGAACATTATATTGATCTTCCAGAAGAAAAAGTAGACATGGTTGATGATCTATTCAGTAAAGTTGAAGATTTAGAAACAACTTTAGATGAAGAAATCAATCGTGGAGTGGAATTACAAAAAGAGTTATCACGTTTCAAAAAAGATGATGTTGTCCGCAGTATAACTAAAGACCTAGCTGATACGGATTCTGAAAAAATCTCTAAATTAGCAGAGGGTATAGAATTTGAAGATGCAGAACAATATACTGAAAAGTTAAATGTATTAAAGGAAAATTATTTCCCAAAAGGAGATATAGTATCCTCAGAAATCACTGAAGCAGATGAGTCATTAGAAATTCAAGATGATAAGCCACTCGAACAAATAGATGAGTCTATGCAACATTATACATCGGCGATTAAACGCTATCACAATTAATTTTTAATTTTTATAGGAGAAAAATATGTATTTATCCGAAGACCTACAAAAAAAGTGGGGGCCGGTCCTAGAACATGCTGATCTACCAAAGATCAAAAACAACTATCGTAAAGCGGTAACTGCTGTTCTTTTGGAAAACCAAGAAATTGCAATGAGAGAGCAGTCCAATCAAGATAATGGAATGTTCGGAAATGTGTCAGAAGCGGCTCACGCTAACGCAACAGGTGCAAACATCCAGTATGTTGACCCAGTTTTGATTTCATTAGTTCGTAGATCAATGCCTAATCTTATTGCTTATGATGTTTGTGGTGTTCAACCAATGACAGGTCCAACAGGACTTATCTTTGCAATGAAGTCCCATTATAGCACACAAACAGGAACTGAAGCTGGATTCAATGAAGCTGATACTTCCTTTTCAGGTACTGGAACACATTCTGCTAATACTAACCCGGCAGATACTACCATGACAAGTGGTACAGGAACAACTACACAAATTTCAGAAGAATTAGGTTCCAATACTACAAACCAATTCAGTGAAATGGCATTTGCAATCGACAAAGTAACTGTTACTGCCAAGTCGAGAGCATTGAAAGCCGAGTATACAATGGAATTGGCACAAGACCTTAAAGCAGTACACGGACTTGATGCTGAAACAGAATTGTCAAATATTCTTTCTACTGAAATCTTAGCAGAAATCAATAGAGAAGTATTGAGAACAATTTATACTAGCGCCAAGCCTGGTGCACAACACAATGTTGCCACTGCAGGAACTTTCGATCTTGATACGGATTCAAATGGACGTTGGTCTGTTGAGAAATTCAAGGGTTTGATGTTCCAGATTGAACGTGAAGCAAACGCAATTGCTAAAGATACACGAAGAGGAAAAGGTAATATTCTTATTACTTCTTCAGATGTGGCTTCAGCATTGGCAATGGCTGGTCAATTAGCTCAACCTGATCTAGGAAATAATCTTTCCGTAGATGATACGGGTGCTACAATGGTGGGAACACTTAATGGTAGATTTAAAGTTTTCGTTGATCCTTACGCAACTTCTTCTATAACCAATTATTTCACAGTTGGATACAAAGGTTCTTCAGCTTATGATGCTGGACTTTTCTATTGTCCTTACGTTCCACTTCAAATGGTTCGTGCAGTTGGCGAGAATTCTTTCCAACCTAAGATCGGATTCAAAACACGTTATGGTTTAGTATCTAATCCATTCGCGAATGATTCTGGTACTCCGGGTGCAATTACGGCTAATCTTAACCGTTATTACAGACATGTGATTGTTGATAACTTGATGTAATTTACATTAAGAATGTGAATTAAAAGGGGTACATTCATTGTACCCCTTTTTTTATGCTTACTAAATAGTTGTAAGAACTTTTAACTTTCATGTGGCGTTACTATGACTAGATTATCAGAACAAATAAAAAATATAAATCCTTTATCAGATGTACAGTTTAAATTTGAAATTGGAGCATTACCTAATACTACATTTTTTATACAAACCGTAAATTTACCTGGAATAACATTAGAAGCACAGTCTATAGGTGTACCATTAAAAACAGGATTTACCCGCATGACGGGAATAATAGAATATGAGCAGTTAAATGTGGGGTTTCTTATAGATGAATATTTAAAAAATTGGCAAGAAGTGTTTGAATGGATGAAAGGATCACCCTCTTACACCTCCGCGGTATTAACTATTCTCAGTAGTTCTATGAATCCTACTATGGAAATACATTTTAATGAAATTTTTCCTATATCATTATCGGAAATACCGTTTGATAGTACGACAACAGAACCTACATACCAAATAGCCACAATTACATTTAATTACACAGATTATATTATTAAAAACTTACTGAATAATTGATAAATGAAATTTGAAGAAATACAAAAATTATGGTCTAGTGATTGTAATATTGATGAAACAGAACTATCTCAGGAATCCGTCAAAATACCCCAATTACATAATAAATATTTGATATTATATTCTGATGAACGTTTACGTTTAAAAACTTCTCGTTTTGAACTATATAAACTCATAAAACTGAAAAAAGAGTATTATAGTGGCAGGATGACACAGGAGGAGCTTGAGGCGTATGATTGGGAACCTTTTGAATTTAAACTACTCAAAGCAGATGTAGAACAGCATATTGATGCAGATGATGATATTGTTACTATAAAAAAGTCTCTTGCCTTACAAGAAGAGAAGGTAGATTACCTAGAAGCTATCGTAAAAAGTTTAACAACTAGAGGGTTTTTAATAAAAAATGCAATTGACTGGAAACGATTTACAGAAGGACACTGATAGTATATTCATATCTAAAATAAATGAAGTACATTTAAAAATAAATTGTGAACCTTCAATAGCACAAGAATTATGTGATTACTTCACATTCTATGTCCCAGGATATACATTTATTCCAGCTTATCGTAATAAAATATGGGACGGTAAGATTAGGCTTTTTAATATTCACAATAGATATTTGTATTGTGGTTTATTGGAATATGTTTTTATATTTGCCGAGAAAAGATGTTATGAAGTAGTTCCTGATGGTGATTGGTGGAAGCCAATTAAGATAGAAAAAGACACCGCCTTTGTACCAGATTTAAACCTACCATTTAAACCACGAGACTATCAACTTGCTGCATTTTATCATGCTTTATCCTATCAAAAAGCTATTCTACTTTCCCCGACTGGGAGCGGTAAATCGTTAATCATATATTTAATTATACGTGCCTTAAATACTAAGACCCTTATAATTGTGCCCACCACCTCCCTCGTTAATCAATTATATAATGATTTCAAAGAATATGGATGGAACTCTGACGAACATTGCCACATGGTTTATGCGGGTCAGGACAAAGTATCCGACAAACAAGTAGTTATTAGTACTTGGCAATCTCAATTTAGGCTCGGTAAGAATATATTTGAGCAATATAAATTGGTGATAGGAGATGAGTGTCACGGTTTTAAGAGTAAATCACTAGCTTCTATCATGACTAAATGTGTGAATGCAAAATATCGAATAGGAACAACAGGAACCTTAGATGGGACTCAAACTCATAAATTGGTCCTTGAGGGATTGTTCGGTAGAGTATATAAAGCTATAACTACTAAACAATTAATAGACAAGAAAGAATTATCTTCTTTTAGTATAAAAATTATAATACTAAAATATCCACAAGAAGTAGCACAACACATAAGAGGTAGCAATTATCAGGAAGAGATAGAGTTTTTGGTGGAAAATGAAGATAGAAATAACTATATAAAAAACTTAACCTTAACATTAAAAGGTAACACCTTAGTATTGTTTAGGTTGGTTGAAAAACACGGTAAAATTCTATATGATTTAATTAAAGACAATATAGACACAGATAAACGTAAGTTGTTCTTTGTATATGGGGGAACCACCACAGAGACCAGAGAAGAGATTAGATCAATTACCGAGAAAGAAAAAGATGCAATAATAGTA